CTTCGTTGAGAGGGTAGACTGCGGTAGCACCTGTAGGAATAGCCCCGGAAGCGTAAAGGGCCTGCACCTGAGCCGCCGTCCAAGGGGTAGCGGTATTATGCCAAACGAGATTATCAATATTAAGACCAGCGTAAGTGGCGTTGTATGATCGTTTACCAACATAGATAGATGTAGTACCTGTAGTCATTGAATTTGAGGCGGTAAGACTTTGAGCTAGCACACCATTCAGATATATTTTGCATGATCCAGATGGGAGATATGTGACGACTATGTGGGCCCAATCTCCATCACTAATTTGTCCAGTCCTAAGAGTGCCCCCCGAGTTTGTAGTATTGTAGGCTATAAATTCAATATCTCCCCTGCCTAGTCCTTTTGAGAGTATAAACCCATCAGTAAAGGCAGCACTCATAGATGACATATAAATTGTAGATGAATAGGCAGTTCGCTTGCCTGGCTTTATCCATAGCCCGAAACTAAACCCCGTAAGACCAGGAGTAATAGGTATTGTTAAATAACCAGCATTACCGTCTAGTGACAGACTTGCATTAGCGTTCTGTATGGTCTGTCTCATGTTAAACCTCTAGGGTTTTAGCTTCTTGGGCTTTGTTTACAATCTTGGTAAGTTCAGGGTCTACTTCTACCGTAGACTGGTCTGCTACTACTGCGTTAGCAAAGTCAGATAGAATTGCGTCTACTTGTTCTTTGTCGCCTATAGGTAGGTCGCAACGAGTGTCAGTCATTACAACTGTAGTGCCGTCTAGTACCTGAAAGGTAATGTGTCCCTTAGCTTCGTCGATGTTTGTAATCTTATATTTAGCCATGATTATTTCCAAAGTATAGTTATGTCTGCTGTCCCACCGATTGTTGCGTAGAGACCTGTTGAGAACTCAATAGCTGGTAGCTTGATGAATTGTGGTCCCGAAGCAAAGGTAATGGTGTTACAGATGACGGTTGTTGCTGCTGAGGTATTATCCCAGAGCTTTAATGTACCTGATGTGTGTGAGTTGACAATGATACCCTTGAGAACACCTGCACCTGTCTTAATCAAGGCTGAAGCGGTCAAGTTAGTGTAGGTAGCAGCATCACGGATTTTCAACACATCGTTTGTGAGGTCTTCACCAGCAATCTTGGTGTCTAGCGTTGTCCAGAGTGCGGAGTTAGTTTCTCTAGCCATGATACCTCCTAGACGTCCGCTCCGCCAGAGACGCGAGCCTCTGAGCGGTTGGTTTCACCTTTGTAATATGTTCCGTTAGCACCAGAAGCTAGAGTGGCAGCACCCCAAGCAACATTAGCACAGGTTTCAGTAGTAGCGATAGCGTTGGCTTCAGTACCAGCGTTCTTAGCTTCTACAGTTTGAGCAGTGTCAGTGTTAGTAGTGGCGGTTACGTCTGGATGAGCGTAAGTACCTGTACCGTAGGTTGTACCAGCACCAGCGGTGGCGTTGATTGCACTCTTTAGGTTATCGAGTGATACAGCAGCACTCACACCGATGAGTACTTCAAAGGCAGCACCCGTAAGAGTGGTTTTGAAGGTGTAGACGTATCCACCGATTGTTACGGTTTCGTTGTTACCAAATGTACCTGACGAGGTCAGCACACCTGTAGCTTTGACAGCGTCACCAGCAGTGTTTTTAAGAGCGTAAATTACTTTTTGTTCGAGCTTCGAGTCGTTAGGGTAAGACGTTGGGTCTACATTAACAGTTCGAGCTACTAATTCTAAAAATGCACGAGACATGATATATTCCTTATTTTTATCCCTGTGAGGGCGATACTCGGACAGACAGAGTCAGCTTTTCTCCCAGGAGTTGATTTATACGGAGGAGGCCCCGAAGAGCCTCCAGATTATCCGCAGCTTAGGGAGCAGTTGTACGAGTACATTCAACTAATGACGAGGCACGTTCGACGCCCACGCCATAAATACTGTGGAGTACAGCCTTGACACCAATGGCGTCTACTGAGTATTCCATTTCAAACTTAGGAGCAAGCTGCTTAGCCAGGGTGATAGCATCACGGTGGAAGAACAGGTTGCGACCAGTTGTTGAAGTAGGAACGTTACCACTGTGGTAGAGGTCCATTGCGTAGACGTTACCGATTAGAGAATCAGCAACACCGTTTACAGCAGTACCAGTCTTACCAGTTTGGTCGTAAGCATTGTACTTGTTTACACCTAGCAAATCAGCTTTGGTGTAGTGACCTACAACGCCACGGCGTCCACTAGCAGGAGTGTTAGCTACGTCGAGGGCAGTGACAATCGAAAGAACGTCAGCGTCGTCAACAGCAGCACCAGCCGAAACAGTCGTACCAGCAGAAGTATAGAGAGCGTGCAGGTCGGTGTCGGTCTGACGGGCTACGCTTTCAGCCATGCGAGTCTGGAAGGCACTCTTAAGGTCGTAGTTACTTTGTACTTTAGCGATGTCTTCAATCTTAACGGCACTGTAGTAGTGCTTGTCGATTGCGATGGCGATTGGAGCACCGTTTGGTACATCGTAAGTTACATCGGTTGAGGCAGACTTAGCACGAGAATCAACAGCGATGGTGAATGGTACGTTGATGGTGTCGCCACCGTCAGTTACCAGACCACTGCGGTCTTTAACGAGTTTAGCCATTTGGAGCATTTTGTCATATGGTTGCTCGATGTCACGAGTCCATTTTTCAGCAATATACTGAGCTGTCTGAGCGATAGCACGAGTAGTGTTGCTATTGGTCGTTGGGGTTGCCATGTTATGGTTTCCTTTTTATTTTAGTTTGCTATTGATGAAGGCGTCGAGTTCTTCGTCGCTCATCTGTTCTGGTGCCTTGCTTAGATCAAGGCGTTTTGCTCGTGAGCCATCAGGTCGGAGACCTGTTTGGGCGGCTTGGCGAGCGATGTTCTTAGTAGATTTCTGAGTTTTAGTTGCAGCGGTGCGGTCAGCTAACTCCATCATCCCTTCAATATAGTCTGCGTAGCGAATGTTAGGATTTGCTACGAGACCCGTCTCTCGGTCGTAACCGACAGCTGAAAGGTACATTTCGTTAAGTGCGTCTGCGACTGCTGGATTAAAGTCCTCTGAGTCCTTGTTAAGAATTGGATACTTGGATTCAATCTTAGGAGCGTCAATTTCTAATCGAGTATGAAACTGAATCGACTTTGCTTGTTCTAACCCTGCCTGATAATTAGCCTCTCCGTATTTCTGGCGGTCTTGCTCAAATTGAGCACGAACGTCGTCATCTGCTTCGAGTGCCTGGTTATAGTCCAGTTCAGGCTTGATGTTAGGTACTTGCGGTTGCGACTTCTGTTTAATATCTGCAATTAGACTTTTGATTTTAAGTTGCTCTATTCGCTTTTCAGCTCGTGGAGATAGTTTCGGTTCTTCGACTTCCTCTTCCTCTGGCTCCTCTTCAGGTTCCTCGGCAGGTTGGTCTTCTACTTCTTCTTCAACTTGCTCTTCTTCGACTTCTTGAGACTCCTCTACAGGTTGCTCTTGTTCCTCAGACTCAATTACTTGGTCTTCAGTATCCATTTTTCCCTCTTTTCTTTTACAGCCCACGATTTTGTTTGGCGACTCGGGCGACTCCGCTCATTTTGGTGTTTATTTCATGACCACGTTCGGGATACCAACCCCAAAGCTCGGTCGACGCTTCTAATTGTTACTTTACCACAATATCCTTAAATATGGGAAGCCCTTTACTATCCGTGCCTACAAGAAGTTTATTAGTAGGGATTGTCTGCACAAACCGACCTTTCTCGCTTTCTCCAATAAGCTGATTGCCTTCTTGAATCCAACGGGTAGGCATTTCAGGAGTCAAATACTCTCTGATGTCCTTATCTGAGCCGTGAGGAGTTACTTTAGCTGGGGTAATTCCTAGAGAGGCAAACTCAGCCGCTTCTCGTTCTTCCTGACTAGCGTATTTGTTTGACATCTTTTACTGCCTCTGCTGCCTGTTCGTAGGCGTTAATAACAGCCTGAAACTCCCCTATGATAGTGTTGGCTATTTTCCAGTCTTCAGGAGTGGGTGTTGCACCGACGACAGGGCGACCATCAGGCAAGAACGCCTTGTAGTAGTCCATTCTCTCGTTTAGGTGTTGTTTAAGAGCTGCGAACTCTTTAGTGCGTGAGAACTTAGCTTTTGACCTTTCCTCGGCTAAGAGTTGTTTGTCTACCTGTGCTTGAGGAAGGTCTACTCCAAAACTGTTTCCTACTATTCCGTATTCGCTCATATGGTCTCCTTTACATTGATGATAGCTTGTCGACTGCTGAAGCTATTGTGGGGTCGTTATACGCTTGTCCGTTAGCGGCGACGATAGGTTCTTGAGGAGTTTCTTGAGGTATGGCGTTTTCGAGGTCTCGTACTTTCTTTTCGTGTTCCATCTGAGCCATTTGTTCCTGCATCTGCTGTATTTGGGCTTGCATTTCTTTCTCTTTGGGTGAAAGACCGTCTTTGACCGTAATGAACTCATCCGCACCCTGTACGTCAGCAAGACTTCCAAAGGCGGTTGAAATCTTATCTGGGTGGAACTCAATCCTGTCATCGTCCTTGAACATGTTTTGGAACTTACCCATGTTGTCGATGTAGCGTTCTAGTGCCTGTAACTGTGCGTCTTTGTTAGTCTTAGCAGTGGAGTCAGGATTCATTTGGAAGCGGTATTCAACACCTTTAAGAGTTTCTGGTTTGATTCTTAGTGTTCCTGCGGCTCCTGAAGCGTCTGGTTCAATCTTCTCAAAGAGTTGCATTACATCTGCCATACCTGCTTTCTCGATAGCCATGATGTCTTCTTCAAATAATTCGATGGGGATTTCTTCACTACCTACATTTACGATTAAAGATGCCCAGCCGTCCATCAGCTCTTGAATGGCGGCGATTAAGTGTCGGCGTTCACTTCCGTCACGAGTGGCTTCCTTATCCGAGTAGAGATTGATTGCTTGAGGAGTTTTACCCTGACTTGGATTGAGAGACTCAGCACCAGGTATTGAGGCGTTCTGAGACCCGTAGAGAGACAGGAGAGAGCCTGTAAGGTTACTCTGAGCACCTTGGTAGGTTGAGAGACCTGCCGTGTTAGTAGGCATAGGGCGGATAGAGTTAGGGATAGTCTCAACTAAGATCGGGTTAGCAGAGGTTACGTCTAGGGTGTGTTTTAGAACACCGTTGCCGTTGACGATGATACCTGGAGCGAGGTTACGTTTAAGAGAAGCAAAGTAGAAGTTTGTCAGACCGTCACGAGCGAATTGGAGAGGCTTAGCTCGTTGGAAGTCTCCCAGTCCGTAGAACGAATCAAAGAGAGGTTGTGAGTATTTAATGACAAACGGAATCTTACCATTCTTGTGGGGGTTTTTGAGCTTTCTAATTTGGATGTTACCGTTTTCTGGAGCGAAGGTAATCCACTCACCGTCTTCTCCTGCTTCGTAGCGAGTAGCTAGCAAAATACCTTTATTCACCGCTTGAGGGGTGCGTTTGTCAGCAATTAAGGTGTCTCGCTTGGAGTCAGAGCTGGCGTTCTCGTCATAGTTCTCGATAAGCTCTTTGATTGCAGCTACGTCCCATCCAGAGGTGTTCTCGTCGTCTTGTTCGCCGTTTTCAATGTCATCTACAAGGTCTTCGAGGTATTTCTTACCCACCCAGGTAAGAGCAGTAACGTAGTCCATATCTGAAATTGAGGTGCGACCCTGTTGAGGGATTAAATTGCGGGGGTTCCACAACCAACAATCAGGACCGACATATCCAGTGTTTGAAACTGTCCAGTCGTAGAACATAGGCATATATCC